TACATCTGTACCTGTTGCCGTTTCACTTACTGTTGGATTAAGCGTTAAAGTAGAATTCACCGCATCAGTAGCGGTGGCTAATTCACCTTCTCCACCCCACGAATTACTACCCCAACCGTTTTGCCCCCAAGCCGTTCCAGCAATTGTTGCTGAATAAACTTCACCGCCTACTGTTGCGTCTGTACCCGTAGCAGTTTCGGCAATTACCGCGCCTACAGAAATAACAGAAACTACCGCATCTGAACCTGTGCTTGCCTCTGTTACCGTTGTGGCATATAACGGGCCGCCTTCTGTAGCGTCTGTCCCTGTTGACGTTTCCGCTATGTTTGAGGTAAATATCTTACCCGCTGCAATTACATCTGTGCCTGTACCTGTTTCACTGACAGCAGGGGCTACACTTAACGTGGAGCTAACCGCGTCTGATCCTGTGGAGGTTTCGTCTACGGAGCTAGTGAAGGCGGTAAAACCACCCCACCCTTGTTCGCCCCATAAGCCGTCACCCCACCCAGCCATATTAAGCCGCCAAGCTGAATGTGTAAGTCACAGACAAAGTATCGCTGTTTACCACAGAGCGGTCGCCGGGTGAGCCAAAATCAGCAGCAGAAAACAATGTTCCTGTTGTGCCACCCTTGGTGTTTTCGCTTGTCAAAAACGCACCGCCGACTGTTGTTGTGCCGTTGATATTAAACACTGCGGGAGAAGCTGAGTTAGTCACTACAGAAGGATTGGCAGTTGTAGCGGTTACAAGCGTGGCAGTCACACGGTTGGCGTTGCTGTAAGCAGTAACTTCTGTCCAACCAGCATGGGAAGCCATGGTATCACCCGCCGCAGGTGTATTAGAAGCGCCAGCGCCGTACAAACCAAGATACCAAGTGGTAATCTGGCTCACGGAAGTCAAAGCACTGCCAGCCATATACTGGAGGCCAACGTTGACTACAAGATTTTTAGACTCGGCAGACCACTTCAAGTTGCCGTCTTTGTCGTGGCATTTGATTTCAAATACGCCTGTCGCTTGTGCAGCTTCACCGGCTTTGGTGTTACAAGTCAGACCACTAGAAACAACGTCAGTGGCTTTGGTTTTTTCAATAGTCATAATGACTCCTTAGTTAGAACTACGAATTAAAGCAGAAGATGCCGTATTAGCGGGCATCACGATTGTAAAGTTGGTTGAGGTTTTATCTGATCCAAAATCCAACACCGCAATAGATTTATTTGCTTGGGTCACGTTGTAAATCAAAGCACACCGAGCCGTCACCGAGGCGTTAAACACAGCATCATTGAAGTTCACAAAGGCTGTGTACCCATCAGAGCTGATTGTGACCCCAGACAAAGTCACGCCGCCCGGCGTGTACCCACCACCACTCACCTCGTTGGTCGAGTTGTACTCAGTTGTGCTTTCATCAAGATTGACGCTGGCTGTATACAAAGCAACCTTCAAGGTGTTTGTAGACAGGTTATGAACACCTGTATAAAGCTCCAGCTTAAAGCTGGTGGTTTGGGTCTGTAAAATCATGAGACAGGAACCCTTACTTGGCCATCTCGGTAAGCATCACCGCGCTGCTTGCCGTCGGCAAGGTTCTTATACAAAGCAATAGCTTGTACGTACCGTTCTTGGTACAGTTTTAGCATATCTGCTTCACCCTTCATGTAGGTGTAAGCTTCCACCAAAGAGCCGTACAACAAGGTTGTATCAAAGTTATCGCCCAGCCAAGTCGTACCGGCAGTCACAATAGACTCTGGGTAATAGTAATAATGTAGTTCTGCGGTGTAGTTTGCATTGGGTGTCGGGCCAAGGATGAAAGTAAGCTCCCGCTCATTGTCTGACCGAGGGCCAAAGATAGCGTAGTGTTTAGGCTCACCAAGCTGGGCCGTCAAAGGATACGCTTCACGAATGAAGTTAACGTCCTTGTTAAGTAGGTACAGATTGTCACCTTGGAAGATGACCGTACCCGACACTGTACCGCTGTTGGCAACCGTCAGTGTGACGGTCGTTCCCACAATGCCTCTGACCAGTGCGTTGACACCAATGCCTGTACCCGTTACCTGCTGGCCTGCTGCGATCCCAGCGGCACTCGCTACCACAATGGTTTTAAGTCCAGATGTACCCGTCGCAGTTGTTGAGTTGTTTGGAAATATGGCAAGGCTGTAAGCAGACAAAAAGTCCGTAGGACACTGCAAAAACTTATTACCAGTGGTTAATACACCCGTTACGTTTTCTCTTAAAAACGAAGGCTGTGCCACGTTGTAAATACGCTGCTCCGCCTGCCTGACAAAGACAGGAATCTCCGCCACGAAGTCTGTCTCCGTGTTCTCGGTATACGCTTGAATAGCGCTAACGAGGTCTGCGTAGTTCATGCCATCGGGCCTCTGGCAATTCTACCTTTGGTCGCTGCGCCATTACCGCGTGTAACGATACCGCTTGTCTTGGCCGCAGGAGGGGGTCTGCGGTTAATGCCAGCTACAGACATATTGACTGTGCCTGCATCACTCCGGTTAGGGCCTGACGCGGCTGAAGGTTTGACAGGCTTGCCTGTCATTGTGTGAGGAGGTGCATACACAGCCGCATCGCCCACCTCTTTGCCCATCATCTTTTTGCTAAATTTAGCCATGATTAACCTCGTTTCTGTGCGGCAATCTTTGCCAAACCACGTCCCATAGACAACATATCGGCATTGGTTTTACCTTTGCCTTTGCCTTTTCCGCCGCGCATGATGCCAACTGCGGGGCCGCTATCGCCCAAATTTTTGCCTTCGGTCTTGCCTTTTTTGGCAATGCCGTCTGCTGATCTTGTGTAAGCCATGTTTAAACCCCTTAAGATATAGATACTGTACCAACAAATGTTGTTGCCACCAAGTAGTTTGGAGTCAACGCCTCATCAAAATTACTAGCCCCGCCAACCGGGTTCCAGCCCCACTGAATGTCTCTCGAACCACCAGATAGATTTCCAGCCGCATTCACACCAGACGTCACATATGTTGTGTCCCTGCGTGGGTTACGCAGTGCCTGCGGATCATCCACTGGGAACGTTCCAAGCATCAACTGGGGCTGATCTGGATCCCAACACTCAGGACAGACTAACAACTCGTATTTACGCTGCTTGATGATCTCCGTCTTAAGCTGCTTTAGTCTGAACTGCTGACCACAGCGGTCGCATTGAGCAATCGCTATTTTGCCAGAAGCAAAACGATTACCCATTAGTAGCTCCCACCAATGAACATCTGACGGGGCACAAATCTCACCGCAGCCTTTTCACGATCCTCACCAGCAGCCAAATCAAACTGCTCGTTGTACACGCCTTTAAGCATATCTAACCGGGGTGCTAACTCCGGTACTTTCATGGCAATGTGATACGCAAGTCCAGCCACTACACAGGGTAAGAACCTGAAGTTCATATCCGCAGTCTCAGAGCCTGCTCCAGCGTCCTGTACACGCCGTAAACGGTAGTACACAAACTGATATGTTGTGCTGTTATCTGGTGTAGGCCACACAGTCACTGCTGGTAGCTGGGGTACAAATACAGCGATACCATCTGCGTGAGTTGCAGCGGTTGTATTGTTCTGTCCACGGAACACCCCGCCAAGGGTGTTACCTGTGATGAATGTGTAATAGATGTCTTCTGACTCTAGACGGATAAACCCCGACCCAGCTAGTCCAACCACCGTGTCAAGCGTGATCGTCGTCGCTGTGGCTGTAATGGCTCCGTTGAGGTACGAAGTCGTCGGGTTAACCTGTCCAGAAAGTCTTTGAATAAAGACTTGGATGGGACGGGCTTGTTGAAGTTTGTTCGGAATGGTCGCATAGGTAGAAACACTGATACGTGTAATGGTGAGGTCAGCCTGTGTAGATGCTGTATTTGCACCTGTTCTAATGACATGTTCCAGAAGGTCTATGGTGTCCAGTGGTAAGGCGTATGTGTTTAAACCCGGAGTTAAGGTGATAAAGCCTTGCTCTATCGTCCACATGTTGATGCCACGGTTCTGCCACTCGATGGTCATTAAATTCATAGACCGCCGGGCGGTCTTGAGGTCATAACCAGAACGCATCTCTCGGCCAGCACGCTCCCAAGCTTCCTCGGCGATCTCCGTGAAGTCCATATTGAAAAGTGTTGAGCCGGTAGTGGTCATCTAAAGCCTGCCGTTTTCTTTGCAATATTTTTAGGTTGAGCTACAAACTGTTTACCAGAGGCTTTACCAGCTCTCTTGGCTTTTGTTGTAGCTGCGTATTCTGCTGAGGTTAAAGACTTAATGGCTTTTTCAGGCAAATATCTCTCACCCGTCTTGCTTGACGGTTTACCAGACTTGGTGCGCCATTTCTGGTCGCCCCAATCTTTAAGAGATTTCTGAGGAGCTTTCAATCTCTGTAGCCTCCGCCTGCTTTTTTATAACGCTGTGCCACCATTTGTGCTTTTCTCGCGCTCCATTGCCCTGCGCCAGTGCCTGCTGTGGCTTCTGCTTTGACAGCGTTAAAGATACGTTTACGTAGTTCTGGCTTGGTGTAGTTGCCTGCGGCGTTAACCGTAGACTTACCGCCTTCTGCCATCTTCTTAGGTTTTACGCCTTTGGCCTTCATAGCAATCGCTGTGGCCGCTTGTTGCGCCAGACCACCAGCAGCAAATTTAGCAGTCTTTGCAGCCGCCGCAAAATCACCCTTCTTGGGTGCACCAGCCGAGCCTGCACTGCGCATCTTTTCACCAGAGCCAGAAGCTATACGTTTCTTCTTGGCGGCGATGTTGGCATACAAACCACCAGCGGCTTTAACGACACCGCCTTCTTTGTATTGAGTAAAGTCAGTGTCGTCCCGCCGGGCTTTCTTCTTGCCTTTTGGCATTTTATTGGGGAGCATGGCTCCCATACCGCGACTGGATATCATAGTTAGCACATCTTTCCACGGGTTTTACCCCGTTGAGCAACGCCGTCGGCACGTTTAGAGGCAGAAGAAATCATGCCACCAGAGGCTTTTTTTGGGCCATCTACTAAACGGTTACGTGCAGCAAATGCCGCTGCTTTAGGTGCTTTGACCAACATGGTGTCTGCGGCAGATCCTAAACCTTTGACGGCGTTTAATGCGGCAGAACCATACTTGCCTTCTGTAAAATCCTTAGAAGAAGCTTCACCATATTTTTTGGTATTAGCGTCACCTTCGTCAACTTCTGCGGCTTGGTTAGGAGAATATTTTCTAACGCTATCCATGATTGACTGGCCTTTGAGCTTACCAGTTGTGGTATCTGCTTCTGGCATTTCTTTGTTGTAGGCTTTATCAGCCGCTGCCCGCATTTTGCGGTCGGCCTGTTCTTCACGGGCTTGTTTTTCTGCTGGACTCATGACATTTCCTTAGCAAATCTTGCCACGAGTCTTGCCTTTAGTGGCAATACCGTCAGCACGTCTAGATGCAGACGAAACCATTCCACCGGAGGCATATTTCTTAACTGCACCGCCGCGTTTCTTGGCGGTGACATCGGTAACATCGTCGCCCTTCTTTTTAGTAAAACTGCTTTTCTTAAGCTTGTCGTAAGCTGCTTCCGCAGTTTTGCTTACACGTCCTGCGGTTTTAGATGGCGATGTAACCAATTCTCTACCAGCACTAGCGGCTTTTTTGCCACCCTTAAACATCTTATACAGGCCAGCCAAACCTACTCCACCCGCACCAGTGGCAAGCAAGGCATTTTCAATGTTACGGCTGGTTTCAGAAGAATCAATCTTTTCGCCTTTGGGAGCTTTGACAGACTGGCCGGGTATCTTAGATGCTGCAGATCTTTCTTCCTCACGAGGGCCAAAGTGCGTAGCAATAGGGGGGCTTGTGCCAGCATCACTACGCATACCGCGCATTGGGCCTGCGTATGTAGATGGCTTATTGGCTAAGTCGCTACGGTTAGCGCCTGT